TTATATATTATTTAAAACATCTATAATTTCTAATTTCTTATCTTTCATAACGTGAGTGTAGATATTCATTGTAGTTTCTACATCTGCATGTCCCATAAGTACCTGCACTGTCTTAATTGGGACATTCGCCTCAAATAACCTCGTACAATAGCTGTGACGGACTGAATAAAATGTTCTACTATCATCAATTTCTAATTTTTTACAAAGCCTTTTTATTCTTCTATCTGGCTTTTTTCGCTCTAAAGGCTCACCTTCCCAATCGCAGAATACAAGAGAATGCTCGTTTTTAATCTTTTCTAAAAATTCCAAAATAATACTCGGCAATGGGACTTCTCGTTCAGCATGTGGAGTTTTTAACAGATCTGTAAAAACATAAATAGTCTTTTTAGAACCATCATCTAAAAATACAGTATCTCTTTGATACTGTTCCCGCACTTCATACATATTCCCTTTTATCCTTTCCCATCGCACTGCTAAAACTTCTCCAAGTCTTAGCCCGGTGTAGAATGTAAAATAAATAACTTGGTCCACAGGATTGTTAAAATCCAAAATTTCACAAATTCTTTTTTGCTCTTCTCTAGTAAAAACTTTGTATTCATCATCTTTTTTCTTTTGTATTTTAGGTAAAATTACATCTTTGCAGATATTTTTTGTGATAATCTCTTTTGAATTAGCAAATTTAAAACATGAATTTACTTTCATATGTACTTTTTTTAGCCCATTTGCAGATTTAATGCTTTTTAGACTATTAAAATATTGTTGCAGCATATCTAAGTTAATTTCAGACATTTTCATATTCGAAATAGGATACGGCTTTATGCATAGTTTATAGCAAGTCAAATAATCATCGTAGGTATTATTCTTTACTTCATTTCTTTTATACTCTTGTATCCATTTTAAAAATAAATCTCCAAATGAGATTTTTGAATTACTGCTCAACATGTTTTTTTCTGCTTCATATTTTGCATTTCTTATTTTATCAAGAACTATTCTTTTATTAAAGCTCCCAAAATACTTTCTGATAGCTTCTCCTTCTGCATCATATCCAATCGTTGCATAGCCTCGATAGTATTTTTTACCATTTCTTATAGAAACAGTAATACTACCTTCCCCTTTGTTTCTTCGCATATAAAAAATCACACTCCTTTTTTCTTGTATTACAAAATAGAGTATGATATAATTTAAATACTACAGATTTAAGGGTATATCATACTCTTGCACTCCTCTTAGCTATTGCCAGTAGCCGAGAGGAGTTTTTTTATTTACTTTTTATTACTCATAAGTTTTATTCCTAAAAATTTTTTGATGTATTTTTTCTTTTTAACTCCATATTTAATTCCAACAGAATCTCTTTGAATCAATTGATTTAATATATGATAAAGGTCTTTAAAGCGATATTTTGGATTTATAATTTTAACCAAATGGACCATAATAAATATGGAAGTAAGAATCCTATCTGGCCGACTTATTATTTTAGAAATATCTTGGTTTATCTTGGGAATAGATTTTAGATGAATATTTATAATTCCCATGTTATGGGCACAAAGATTTCTAATCAATTTTATATTATTAGCATAAGAGGTAAATTCATCAATAGTAAGTCCATATTGGCGTACTACAGATATTTTATTTTTTTGTGACATTATTTCAAAAATATGAAGAATTTCACCGAAAGTAAGAATTTCAGACACTCTCCAGATACTTGGAAATTCCTCAGTAGGATTTTGTTTGGTAAATTCATATATGATTGGATTATTAGAAAATAGCTTCATTTTTTTCAAAAGTTTTTTCCGGAATTTTTCTTGCTCTTTATCTATCTTTTTTTTATCAATCTTTCTATTACACCAATTCCCAAATGTTAAATACCCAAAAGCTCCATATTTTGCACCTAGAATGTATGCTATTTTATTTTTGATAGATAGTTCAATTTTTTCGGAACATTTTAAAAATTCCATTCTTAAATTTTTATCGTAATAAAAATTTTGAACTACTGCCTCAAAATAAGTATCTTTTTTATATTTGCCATTCTTATCCATGAAAAACATAGAAAACTCTTTTATTTTATAATAGCTAATGTGTTTTAATCTATCAATAGCTTTCGCTCTGTCTTTGACTAACATTCCTCTGGAAATGAATCTATCTAATTGTTCTTCATAAGTTAAATGAGTTTCTTGGCATCCCATAAATCCTCCTATAAAAGAAAAACCCCTGCTTCGGACGTATCCGTGTCATATTGACATGCAAGGGTGTTGATCTCTTATTCACCCTTAGTATAATTCATCAACTATATTTTGTCAAGAAAAAACTTGACAATTTTATAAAATATGCTTTTGTAACTAAATATAGTATATCTAAAGATATAGATACTAAATGTTGTGGTTTTACCCTCTTTTATCTATATTAACTCCAGTAGGGATTTTAAATATTACATATCCTTCTGCTATCTTTTCTAACAATACATCTTCTGGAATTGTATAATCGAACGGAGAATCACTTTCATTTGTACCAAAAATCCAAACAGGAATTTTATGTTTTTCACAATTTTTATAAAAAGAAAATACCCTATGTCTTCCATCATGTGTTGGATGATTACTGCCCAAACATATCTGTGGAACATCCAAAGCTACTCCATTATATACTAAATCAACAGCCTGATGCATATAACTACTCCATTTTATTTCATCACTTTGTATTTTACCTTGAATTTCTAAGAATTCTTCTGGATACATCCAAGCTATTTGAGATAAATGGTTCTTATGAGTTTTATAACAGGCAAATTTTTGAATACAATTTATTTTTGGAAAAATTTTAAGAATATCTTCTAACTCCATAGTTATCGTTCTCCTTTTATATTTATAATTTTCTTTCCGAAATCACTTTTACGACTTTCTCAATATTTCTTTTTTCTTTGATTTCTTAAAGTAATTTTAACTTGCTCATGAGTTTCTGTAAGTAAATTATTTATATATTCTTTAAAAATGCTATTTGAAAAAATATTAGGTATTCCGTAATTGATTTTTCGTAAAGAGATATTAGCGACAACCGGATAATATTCTGGATCTAATTTTTTAGAAAAATACACATCCAAAAAAAGTTGGTGCCCATCTAATTTTTTTGAAATATTTTCTTCTAAAATTTTTTCAAACAAGAGAGGTTCATTTTTAATATATCTTTTATTTGAAAAATCAACTTGAGAGGATATCTCCATTATTTCATTCGCATACAAAGGTTCTCTTAATATATATTTTGCATATATAACCAAAGAGGATATGTATGGGGCTTCTTTTAATAACGATTCCACTAATTCCATTTTTTGAGTAAATAGAGCGAAAAATAACATAGCTTCATAAGAATAGGCTCTAAAAGAATTATTGTCAAATTTTTTATATAGTTTATAAATCATATTAAAAGATTTCATGGACTTTTTTAAAAATAGATGTCTTTCTAATCCATAGTAAAATAGAAATACATACCCGGTGTTAACTTCTGTATTTTCTTTTAAAAAAGGATTTTCAAGCCATTTTAAATAGAGAAATTTTTGTTCTGGAGTTAACTCTTCATATGTTGGATAATATCCGATATTATCTTTAAGCTCGTCTAAATCTGTTTGAGAAATAGGATATTTTGTATAAATTAAACTTGGTTCATCTTGATTAGAGAAACTTATTTTAATATCATTATTTTCAAATTTATATAGGCAATTATCTTGAGAATTATAATTTTTTAAAGGACCATCAGCAAACCAAAGAAGTTCTAATATTTCTTCTGAGATATTAAACTCATTAATAAATAAATTTGTACTGATTTGGTTTTGCAGTTCCGTAGAATGAGGATTTGTTCTTATCCAAATAACTCCGATAAATAATATAAGTATAAAAATAATAACAATGGCCATAAATTCCTCCTTTCATCATTGTTTATCTTCCATATTTAATTGTCATTTCCTCAATAAAGTTTCTATCAATAGATACACCATTGCTAAAATACTCCATATCATCCTCACGCAAGAGGAGATAGGCAAACTCATTTGCTTGGCTTTCATATATGCTTTTTCTTGGGAAATTCCCATCAAGCAAGAATTGAATACGCCTTGAGCTATGTAATATAGCGTGTCCCAACTCATGAGCACAAGCAAGCTTCAATGAAAATTCATCCAACCTTTCATTTAAGACAATTACTTTCTTTCTTAAAACTCTTTTATAATACCCTTTCGCATGCCCTAAGTCCTTAAAAATAATAATAATTCCCATTTGTTTTGCGATTTTAAATGGATCATTAGTTCCGTGACATTTCACTAAGTTTTTTACTTTTCTACCAATATCCATGTCATCGCCTACTTTTTATTTTTCTTATTTAGCAATTTTACTTCAAAGAACACATCTTGCAAAGATTGAAATATTTTTTCTTTATCCTCTAATGAGATTTTCTCATCATTGAAATACATAGTAGCTTCATTCATGAAGTTCCCATATTGTTTTCTTCCTGCAGCATTTAATCCGAGAAACCTATCATCTTGCTGGTTTCTTTCTTTAGGTACATCATAACCAATCAACCACGCCTCATTTACGTTTAATATTTTAGCAAACAATTCTATTCTCGCTCTCTTTGGTTGATATACTCCTTGAATATATTGGCTTATTGTAGATTTGTTGATATTTGATAATTCTGATAACTTTGTTGGTTTTAAATCTCTTAGTTCTAAAGCTTGTTTTAACCTTTCGGAAAAACTTTCTACAATTTTCATAATAATCCCTCTTTCATAATTTTCTATATTTCTTATATACCATATTTTTTTGTAAATTACAAATATTTTTTAATTGAAGTTTGTAAAAACTTAAAAAAATTATTGACAAGTTGAAATTGTTGTGTTATATTTTGTTTGTAAAACACAAACAAAGAAAGGAGGAGAAAGAAATGAATTATAATCATAATAAATTGAGAGGAAAAATCAAAGAAGTGATAGGTTCAGAAGTGGAATTTGCAAAATTATTAGGAATTTCGCAGACTACTTTAAGTGCGAAATTAAATAATAAAGTAGATTTCACAAGAACTGAGATTTTAAGAATAACAGAAAAATTAAAATTATCTCAAGAAGAATTTTATGACGTATTTTTTTTGAAAAATTAGTTTGTAAAACACAAACAAAGAAAGGAGGTGAATGAAGGAAAAATGGAAATAAGTATTACCACACAAGAAGATGAGTTAGTAGTATCTTTGAAAGTGAATTGGGAAAGTAGAGAGATAGAGATTATTCAAGATAAGGATTATAAGGTAACAGAGGTATTTGCAGATTAGTTTTTACCCTAAATTATCGCCTTTTTTACCATTTGGATTAGAAACAGGAGTTTTTACTCCGTTGATATTTCTAACATGGTAGCCACTGTAATTTCCGTTTTCAATTTCCTTTACAAATTGAGAACGAGTCATATTTTTACCATTGCTAGTATCCTGAAAATTAGTATTTCTACCAGTTGAGTTTTCTTTTGTAACTTTGACTTTTCCCATAAAATGCACCTCGTGAGCAAATACCTCTGAGGGCATTATACATCTAATATATGTTCGTGTAAACAAATTAAAGAAAAATATGTTGTTATTACTAAATAAAGACTACCGAATCCGTGAACTTCGATAGCCTTTACCCAATTTTTTTAACTTTTTACATCTTGCAAAGTTGACCTAACTTTATATTTACTCATGGACTACAGCCAATTTTCAAAACTAAAGTTAGTTCCCCTTAGAACTCTTCACGTCAGTTCTTTCTGTGAGATGCCCTATCACTTAAGCAGTTTCAGTTCTGCTATATTTAAAGCCAATAGCTGATAGGAGAAAAGATAGTAGCATTCCATTTTTTCCCGGCTTGTACGGTTACTATTTTTTCTTAAAAAGAACTGGCAAATTCAAAAGTTTGGTCAATGTAACCACCACCCTTTATAGAATTTTGCCGTTAAGGCTTACGAAAATAATAGCATATATCAACAAAAGTTGCTAGTAAAAGAAAGGAGAGTGAGAGATGACAGATGAAAAAATAAAAAAAATTCAAGAAAGGAGCGATTATGAAAGAGATTATCCGTTTGCTATCTTCTATTCTCGATGCTCTTCAAAAGCCGAAGAAGAAAAAGATTTTTCTAACGGTTGGCGAAGCAGTGCAGGAAATGGGAACTAGTAGAGAAGTAATTTATAAAATGATGACTTATCCTGACTTTCCGATGAACTATGTCAATTCAAAAAGATTAGTCAGGATTCAAGAAGTCCCGGAATGGTTACAGAAGCACAACCGGGAGGATTTTGGAAAATGAAAAAAGCAACTATCACAGACGACCAATCTTACTAGTTGCTTTACAAACAGAAAAGCTTATATGAAAAAGCTTTTCTTGAATTATAACAAAATACTTTAAAAAATTCAAGAAGGAGTGAGAAATGGAAGAAAAAGAAAGCGTAGAATACGCAAAAATAATGGCAACTGCATCTGCAGAAAAATTGAGTGAATATCTTAAAAAGTTAGATATTTCAGAGACAGAAACTAAAAAACTCATTGATTTAATCTTAGAACAAGTAAGGGATTGTATTGAGTTCGGAAAAGAAATTGCATATGCAGAAATGATCTCGTATATGAAAGATAATGTAAAAGTGGGTGAGAAGAATGCGGATTAGGATTAGACCTACGATATTCAATATCAGCTTAGTCATTACAATACTTTTAATGTTATTCGCTAGATGGGATAGAGGGTATCTTGCCTTTGGAGGAGAGACCTTGTTGCCTCTTGTCGGGCTTGTAGCCCATTATGCTCTAAAGGACTGGTGGGATAAATGAACTATGATGATTTTATAACTTCTAAATCTTTTGAAATTGAGAATTCAGGATTTGATATTGAAAAAGAAATATTGAATGAAAATTTATATGATTTTCAAAAAGATATAGTTAAATGGGCATTAAAAAAAGGGAAAGCAGCTATATTTGCAGACTGTGGATTAGGTAAAACTATTATGCAGCTTGAATGGGCTAATAAAGTGTATGAACACACTGGAAAAAATATTTTAATCCTTGCACCTTTGGCTGTAGCAAATCAAACTCAACATGAAGGACAAATGTTTGAAATAGATGTAAATATTGCTGAATCACAAGAAGATGTTAAACCAGGAATAAATATAACAAACTATGAAAAATTAGATAAATTTGTAGCAAATGAATTTGGGGCAATAGTTTTAGATGAAAGTTCAATCCTTAAATCTTTTACTGGAAAAATAAGAAATCAAATTATAGATTATTTTTCACACTGTCCTTTTAAATTAGCGTGTACTGCAACACCGGCTCCAAATGACTATATGGAACTTGGAAATCATGCAGAGTTCTTAGGAGTTATGACAAGGAATGAAATGCTTTCAATGTATTTTATTCATGATGGATCAGATACTTCTAAATGGAGATTAAAAGGGCATGCAAAAGATATATTTTGGCAATGGATGGCTAGTTGGTGTGTGTTTATAGATAATCCAAAAAATTTAGGTTATGAAATGACTGGCTATGACTTACCTAAGCTAAATATATATGAAATTATAGCAGACGGTGATGATTTTCAAAATGATAAATTGACTTTGAATCAAAGAAGAGCAGTAAGAAAAGATACTTTGGATTTAAGGTGTAAAGCTGCAGCAGACTTAGTTAATAACTCAAATGAACAATGGCTGGTGTGGTGTAATTTAAATGATGAATCTAGTATGTTAAAAGACTATATAAATGATAGTTATGAAGTTAAAGGTTCGGATAAAGCAAAATATAAAACTGAAACAATGTTAGATTTTTCAAATAATAAAATAAAAACTTTAATAACAAAGCCTAGTATAGCAGGCTTTGGAATGAACTGGCAGCAATGTCATAACATGATTTTTGTTGGATTATCTGATAGTTATGAACAATACTATCAAGCTATGAGAAGATGCTGGAGATTTGGACAAGAAAAAGAAGTTAATATTTACATTATTTTGTCTGCAAAAGAGGGAACAGTTAAAGAAAATATTGCTAGAAAAGAAGAGGATGCTAGATATATGCAAACTCAAATGATAGAGCTTACAAAGGAAATTACTAAAAAAGAATTACAGGCTACTTCAAGAGTTGTTACAGAATATACAGCTAATGTAAATATGATATTACCAAGATGGGAGGAAATGAAATGGACTGCTTAAAAATATATGTTGCTCACCCTTATGGTGGGCTTGAAGAAAATAAAAATAAAGTAGAAAACTTTATAAAAAAATTCAAAGACTATGAAAATATAGTTTTTATATCACCAATTCATAGTTTTGGTTGGAAATATGAAATTATAGGATATGAAAAAGGAATTAATGAATGCTTAGCATTAATGGATAGTTGTGATGTTGTTGCTATGCCAAGATTTGAAAAAATAATCAATTCAAAAGGTTGTTTGATTGAATATGGATATGCAAAAGGCAAAAATAAAAAGATTTTTGAATATGATGATTTAGAAAATATTATTCATAAATTTATAAATGACCTTAAAAATAGGGTGATATAAATGCAGGCACAAGTAATTAATCAAAAAATAGATGATAAATATTCAATATACCATGGAGATAATTGTGAAGTTATAAAAGGAATTCCAGATAATTCAATACATTACTCTATATTTAGTCCACCATTTGCTAGTTTATATACTTATTCAAATTCTGATAGAGATATGGGAAACAGCAAAGATGATACTCAATTTTATGAACATTTTAAGTTTTTAATTAAAGAATTATATAGAGTCTTGATGCCAGGTAGATTAATAAGCATACATTGTATGGATTTACCTATGATGAAATCAAAAGATGGAGTTATCGGATTAAAAGATTTTCCAGGGGAAATAATAAGATTATTTCAAGAAGTAGGATTTATATATCATTCAAAAGTGACAGTCTGGAAAGATCCACTAGTAGAAGCAACAAGAACTAAAGCATTAGGATTGCTGCATAAACAGCTATGTAAAGATTCATCGATGTGTAGGCAAGGGTTGCCAGATTATATTATCACACTTAGAAAACCTGGAGATAATCCAGAATTTATATCTCATCCGGACGGTTTAGATAGATTCTTTGGAGAAAATGAACCTATTGGAGAAAAAATTCAAAGACCTGAACCAGATCCTGAAAAATATGAAAAAAAAGAAAAATACAATGAAATTCCAGTATATTCTCATCAAGTATGGAGAAGATATGCATCTCCTGTATGGATGGACATTAGACAGACAAATACATTAAATAGAACTAAAGCAAGATCAGAAGATGATGAAAGGCATATATGTCCTTTACAACTTGATGTAATAGCTAGATGTATAGAGTTGTGGACAAACCCAAATGATATAGTTTTAGATCCTTTTATGGGGATTGGCTCTACACAATATGTAGCATTAGGTTTGAATAGAAGAACTATAGGAATTGAACTAAAAGAGAGCTATTTTATTCAAGCTATACTTAACGTTGACCGGATAGAAAGTAAGAAAACGGTTGAAGAAAAAGAAAAAACAATTATTGAACAACTTCCATTGTTTTGAGTTTGGAGGAAGAAGTTATGAGAAAAGCGAAAGCTAAGGAAAAACGAGAAATTAAGCATAACGAAAAGAAGCCTGTTCCAAAATTTGATGTCGACAAAAAGATAGCAGAATTAAAAGAATTAGAGTTTATTTGTAGATTATATAGACTTTATGAAATTGTCAGAAATCATCAAAACATTTGGGAAGAAGAAATCAAAAATGATGGATTTTTAAAAGCGAATTACAAAATTTGGATAGGACAAGTAAAAAATCTATCTTTAAAAATTTTTAATCAAATTTATGGTGAGGAAAAAATAATGACTTCTGATGAACTAACAATGGGAATTATGAACAAAGTGACAATTCCCTATCAGAAAGCATTGGCAGAGGAAATGGTCCTTTCTAAAGTAGAAAAGACTGAGAAATTACCTGCCGGATTTATTGCTACAGTAGCTTCTTGGGCGGACAATGTGGAAAAACTGACAAGCAAACGATTTTATGATTTGTCAGTCAAATATGCTGTTTTAGAAGAAATTAAAAAAATAGGAAAGTTAACAGGTTCTTATTTAAAAATGGTAAATCAAGAAATTTTAAATTGAGGTGAAATATGGAAAGTTTTGACAATATAAAAAAACCTAAACATTATCAATTGAGTGGGTTAGGCATAGAAGTAAAAGATATTATATTCGAGGTGACGAAAGACCTCAAAGGAAAAGAAGCAGTTTGTGTTGGGAATATCCTTAAATATGTGATTCGAGCCCAACATAAGAATGGGATTGAGGACTACAAAAAAGCGATGGAATATTTGAGATATTTGATTGAAGAAAGAAAATATAAAGTTAAGGGTGATGTAGATGCAGAAAAATAGTATTCCAGATAGAGTACTTACATTTTTGAATGAATATCCGGGGCGTAACAATCAAGAAATTGCTCAAGGAATTGGAGCAAATGAAAAAAATATTCGTTTTGAGCTTCATAAAATGAAAAAGAAAGGTCTGATTTTAGGCTCAGATAAAGACGGATGGTATACCGATGAAGAATTACAAAAAAAGATTATAAGAAAAAAGGAAATTGCTCAAAATGTTTTGGAAGAATGTTACATCTTATTCAAACAAACGGAAAACGAAAGAAATAAAATTCAATTGGCACGAATTATCACAGATTTATTAAAGAAAATTTAAGGAGGAATTTATGGAATTAAGTTTATACGGAATTACAGAAGAAATGAGAAATTTAGATATATTATGGGAAATGGCCATTGATGAAGAAACTGGGGAAATTATGGATGGAGATGTTTTAGAACAACTTCAAAATGAGATTGGAATATATCTTCAAAATAAAAGTGCCGGAATTGTCAAATATTATAAGAGTAGAGATTATTTTATAGATGCTGTTGATCAAGAAATTAAAAAGTTACAAGCTTTGAAAAAGGCATCTCAAAATAAACAAGAGAACTTCAAAAAATATATTAAAATGTGCATGGAAAAAATGGGATTATCTAAAATAGAAACGGAAAATGGAACTTTATCATTGAGAAAATCAGAAGCGGTTCTCATTGAAAATGAAAGAATAATTCCTACAGAATTTACAACGATAGTTCAAGAAACAAAAATTTCTAAGACAGAAATTAAGAAAGCAATAAAATCCGGAAAAGTAATTCCAGGAGCAAGTTTGGTAGAAAATCGTTCTTTGGTGGTGAAATAGGATGAAGATACTTTTTATAGACACAGAAACCGGAGGAGTCAATCCTCAAACATCTGCACTCATTCAGTTATCCGGGATTGTTAGAATTGATAAAGAAGATGTGGAAGAATTCAATTTTTTTATCAAACCTTTTCCTGATAGCGAAGTAAGTGAAAAAGCTTTGGAAGTTCAAGGGAGAATGAAAGAAGATTTCAAGAAATCAGAATATCTTAGTGAAAAAGAAGTTTATCAAAAGTTCAAAACTATTTTGGATAAATATATTGATAAATACGATAAAACAGATAAATTTTTAGTTGCTGGATACAATATTAGATTTGATATTGAGATGTTACAGTCTTTTTTTAAGAGACAAAAGGATAATTATTTATTCAGCTATCTGAGTTCTACTCAAATAGATCCACTACCTTGTATAGGACTTTTACAGTTGTGTAATAAACTTCCTATTTTACAAAATAATAAATTAGAAACATGGTGTGAACATTTTGGGATTGAGTTTCAAGCTCATGATAGTTTAGAAGATATTCGAGCTACGAAAAAACTAATTTTTGAAATTGTAAATGTTTTAAGGCGGTGATGATATGGCACAGAAAGTATTGATACTTGGAAATTCCGGTTCTGGAAAAAGTACTTCTATTCGGAATTTAGATGAAAAAGAAACTTGCATTATCCAATGTGTAAAAAAACGTTTACCATTTAAAGATTCTGGAAAAAAATACAACGATAAGAATAAGAATATATATCAAAGCAACGATTTGATAAAAGTATTAAATTTTTTAAATAGAGTCAATCAAAATGAAAAAATAAAAACATTGATAATCGACGATTTTAATTATCTCATGACTTATGGATATAAGGCACGAGCAAAGGAGGTTGGATATTCAAAATTTGAAACTTTGGCTTTTTTAGTCGTTGATATTTTCGATAAAATCGATTCTTTGAGAGATGATCTTATCGTCTACATCACAGCACATACTCAAAAAGACATTGATGGAAAACTCTCAACAAAAACAATAGGGAGATTTTTAGATGAAAAAGTTGTTATCGAAGGACTATTTGAGATTGTGATATTGGCTTTAGGAAGTGAAAATAACTATTCTTTTACAGTCAATGGGTTGGATCCTGCAAAGAGTCCGATTGATATGTTTGAAAAAGATGAAATTGAAAATGATTTAGTGTTAGTAAATGCAGCAATTAAAAAATATTATTAGGAGGATATAAAGATGATGAATTTATGGAATGCAAATGCGGAAGATTTAACTAAAAAGACAGGAACAAAAGAAAGATTTCAAAATAGTGGAATATATGAAGTAACAATCAAAGAAGCTTATATTACTCATTCTACGAAATCACAAGCAAAAGCAATTACAGTTGTTTTAGAAACAGAAGAAAATTATGGAAGAGTAAATTTCTGGTTTTTAAAAGGAGATGGAACGGAAAATGAGTTTACTAGGGCAACATTAAATAGGATGATGTATTTACTCAAATTGAAGCCAAACCAATTGAAAACAGAATCTAAAAAAGTTAGAAATTATGATGGTGAAGAAGTTGAAAGAGTATATTTACTGGACTTGGAAGGAAAAAGTATTGGAATTATCTTAAAAGTTACAATAGAAGAAAAACAAACAAATTTCGAAGTAAAAGATTTCTTTGATATTAAATCTGGAAAAACATCAGATGAAATTTTAAATAAAACAGAAGCATATACTGTCGAATTTTTCAGAAAAAAATATGCTCAGGAAGTAGAAGAATATTCAAACAATGAAACCGTAGAAACAACAGAGGATGACGACGAGTTCCCATTCTAAAAAGGAAGGTGGACCTAAATGGATAAATATAAAAGATATGGGAACGAATTGAGATTTGATTACTGTCCAATTTGCAAAAAAGAAAGTTCTGATAATCCACATTTCTCAATCAATTTAGAAACAAAACAATACTACTGCCACTCTACAGGAAGGGGTGGCAGTATTGAAGAATTGGAAGATTTTGATGTGGATCTGGAAAATATTTCGATAAAAAAAGAAAAGAAAATTCAAGCAGCTAACTTTGATAGCATTATGAAAAGTAGAGCAGATAAGCATTTAGGAGAGGATTGGCTAACTTATTTAAAAGGAAGAGGAATTTCAGAAAAGGGATTAGGTAGACTGGTAAGATTAGGGCGAAATAATACTATGATGATACCAATCACTGATGGGCAGCATGTAGTAGCTATAAAATACAGGACTATTGATAAAAAAATGAGTTCTGAGAAAGGAAGTCAGTCTAATTACTTGGTCAATTGGCAAAATATAAAAAATAAGAGCTATCTCATCATTGTAGAAGGGGAGATTGATTTATTAAGTGCTATTGAAGCAGGATATGACAATGTCGTGAGCCTGCCTTTTGGTGCAAAGAATTTGAAAGCAATTGAACATCAAAAAACTTGGATAGAGAGCTTTTCTAAAATTACTATTGCGGTAGACAACGATGAACCTGGGAGAGAATGCAAAGAAGAAATTGTAAAGCTATTAAAAACTAGCTCAAAAAAATTGTATGAAGTCGAATTAGGCACTTACAAAGATTTCAACGAGATTTTATGTGATAAAGGAATAGGAGCTCTCAAAAAGGTTATAAACAAAGCTACAAAGATTGAAGTTAATTTTGAGCCATTTTATGAAGAAGAAGATGGATATTATTGTTTCCAAAAAGAAAATTACTCAAAATGTACTGACTTTACATTGAACTTAACAGGATATTCAGACAATTATATTGTAGGAATTGTGAAGCAGAACGGAAGAGAAAGAGAATTTAAAGCAAAAAAAACAGATTTGTTAACTAAAAATGGAATGCTGGAACATCTCGGATATTATTTGGGAAGTTCTCAGTCCATTGCTAAATTTTGGAGCTGGTTTTTAGACAAAAAGAATGAACAATTTCTACTTGAGATACCTCATTATGGAATTATTGATGAAGAGTATTACGATCGAGATTCTCAGGTTATTTGTAGCAAAGTTGATTTGAAAATTCAGAATATTAGCGAAATTGAAAAATTGAATGAGGAAGAGAAAAAATGGCTAAATGAAAACTTACTTTTTCTTAGAAAAGATGTAAATCAGAGCCTATTAGGAATCTGCTGGGCTCTTGGAAGATTCCATGTTCAAGAAAATTATCCTATTTTGGAAGTATCTGGAACAACATCAATTGGAAAAACCGAGTATGTAGAATTTATTTCAAGGATATTATTTGGAAATAAGGAAAATATTAAAAGTTTTTCCATGGTGACAAATCATCAAATTAGAAGTTTATCTTCATGTTCTAATATTACGCCTTGGGTTATTGATGAGGTAAAAATTACGGGAAAGAATTTAAGGGAAAAGGCTGTGGAACTCTATTCAACAATTCGGGCAGTTTATGATAATAAGACATTAAATCAAGGAAATACTACAAATAAATTAACAGAATTTCCTTTGTGTACTCCTTTGATTATTTCTGGAGAAACTGAACTCTCAGATGTTTCTATAAAAAATAGAATGATCAGCACATCTTTGACAAAACAAAACAAGAGTGAGGACGATGTTTTCTTTGTATTAAAAGATACAAAAATTTTGGAGAAATTGGGGAAAACTGCTTTAAAAAACAGGTTATCTAAGGGAAAAATTGAGGTCGAGTTAGAAGTTGTAAAAAAATTACTTTCTCAAGTAAAAGACGAGAGACAGATTTATAATGGGAAATGTTTGCTGATTGGTTTGAAAGCATTAAGCGAAATTATCAATATCACTCCTGGAGATAGAGGAAGGTTTATCAATTATTTAAATGAGTTATTAGCAAATGAGTATAATGTTACAACTAACTTTTTAGAATTATTAGAACTTGTTGCAGATTCAGGAATGTCTGTAAGCCATTTTTATCAAATTTCCAATGGAAGACATTTCGTGAGATTCAATTTACTTTATAAAGCTATTGCTGAGGAACATTTTAAAACAAATAGTACTTTAGAGTTGTTGGATGCTAGAACTCTAAAAAAACAATTGATAGAAAATAAGTTTATTTTAAATTCAAGAGTATCAATAAGGTTCCCAAAAACGGAGTTTTTAGAGACAGAAACAGCAGCTTATAAAGCTGAAGAGATTATTCCAAATGGATTTTTTTGACCTCAATGAGGTCAGTTTTGTGGTCAGTTTTTTTATTGTTTTTTCTAATAATACCAAAGAAAAATATTATTTGTGGTCAAATGGTCAGTAAAAACTATATATCTATATAAAAAAATATTAAAAAGTAAAAAAAGTAAAAAAATATTTTTTTTAGAAAAACTTCCGCCAAGTTTGACCACAAAATATAAAAAACAATTATAAAATGGCTTAAAATCTTTGTTTTGAAAGAAATTGCAACTGACCACAGTTTGACCTCTTTTGACCTCGAATTTAAAAAAAGGTTATATATACCAATATATTATATTGATATAGAAAAAATAATGTTTTGACCTCATAATGACCACAAGATTATAATAATATATTTTATAAATATATAGGAGAAGTCTTTATGAATGAATTAAAAGTAGAAAAAGGGACCTCTTTTATAGAATTTTATTACAGAGGATTAGATACCCAAACTGCTGAGGAATTATTGGCTTATATTAGAATAAATAAATGGTACTTTGATAGACAGAAAGAAGAAATTAAAGAACAATTCAGGAGAATATATCAAATTAGAAAAAGAAATGAGGTGAGAAATGGGAAAAAGGATTGACATTGAAAAGTATGTTGGGAAAACATTTGAGAATAAAATTGGAGAGAAGTTTAAGGTTATTAAGTATCTTTTTAAAGATAAAACAAATCATTGTTTTGATGTTGAGTTTGTGGGCACTAAAAATGTGCAACTGGGAACTTTAAATCAAATTAGGAATGGAACTTGCATTGATGTTGTGCAGAAGAAAAAAATAAAAAGATTGCAAACTGAATTGGATCTTAGAAAAAGGAATCGATTAGTAAAGCAAGCTAAAAATATTTGTCATATTCCTAATAATTTAAAAGAAAAAAATGTATTGGCAATAGACTTATCAACAACTTCTACCGGAATTGCTTATAGCAAAGCAGGAGAGATAGTTCGTTGGAAGACTATAAAAGCTGAAGATAAAGACTTTAGAAAAAGAGGAGCTAAAATTATTGAGGAACTGGTTAAAATTTTAAAAAAAGGAAAAATTGATTTTGTCATATTAGAAGATGTGTACTTAGGATTGAACTCCAGCATATTAACTATGCTGAGTGAAGTAAGAGGGATGCTTACTTATCCATTGGTGAAATTAAATATAGACCTTTTAATTGTTCCACCGGTACTTTGGAAACATAGAATTGAGGGAGTTCCAGTTCATAGAGAAGAGCAAAAAGAATTTATGATGAAGAAATTTTTAGAGTATACGGGAGAGAATCCTGATAGCGATGATGTGGCTGATGCGTATATGATGTTGAGAGCTTGCTTGGAGGATTGAGATTATGAAAGAAATAATTCGAGAATTTAAAGGGTATGAGAAAAGAAAAGCATTTTTGTTTGCTAAAAGCTTAAAAGTATCAGGAGTGGAAGGCATAAAAATTCAAGTGTCTTATGATAGTGAACATCTTGCTACAAGAACCAAAAGACCATCGAAATTTATAGTGTATCAAGAAATTTAGATGGAAGACGGAGACATTAAAAGAATGAAAGAAATCGGAGGAAAAAATTATAAATATATAGAAAAAATAGACGGAGCAGAAGTAAAATTCGAAAAAAATAACGAATGGGGAACTTGCGGAATTTATTATATATCTAAAAAATGGTGCGAGGTGGGAAGAATAGATGAGAACAGTTGAGGAAATCAAAGAAAAATTAAAAGAATTAGAAAAACAGTTAGATAGAGAAATCTCTTTTATTGAGAACTGTGAAACTAAAGATGAGTGGAACGAATTTGTCAGAGATGATTGTTACGCAAAAGCGGATGAAATTAATTCAAATATAAAATTATTAGAGTGGGTGTTAGGAGAAGAAAATGAAAGATAGACTAAAAGAAATATGGGGTAGACAAAAGAAGTTCGATAATATCGTTTTGAAAAAACGACAGAAAACAAAATTAGAAGTTGCAAATGAAGTCAAAGTAGCTTTAATCACAGAAATCGGGGAATTGTATAATGAAAATCCGACTTTTAAGTTTTGGAAAGAGCACAAGGATTTAACGATTACGGATAAAACAAAAGAAGAATTTGCGGATTGTTTGCATTTTTTAATCAGTTTAGGACAAGACATTTTTAAAGATGAGCAAGAAATGTTCGAGTGGTACTGCAAGAAGAATGATAAAAATCTTTTGAGACAAAAAACCGGATACTAAGGAGGACTAGATGACAGAGAAGGAAATACGGAAGATAATCAAGCAAGAAATTTCAGATAAAATGCTAGAATTAAAGAATATCCATGAAAGTAAGAACACTTTTCAAAAAGTAGAAAAAATGCTTTGGTATTATAATTCGTTCAAACGAAGAATCGTTAAATTACAAGAAGGATTAGATGAGGTTATTTTGAAAAAATGTTCTGGAATAGCTGGAGGATTTGGAAATAATCAATATGAATATAAATCAGATCTTGAGAAGATAGAAGATATTCAAGAACGAGATAAAATTATGATTTCTAAAATGCAAACAGTTGTAGATTTGGTAGAGTTTGGATTGAACGAAGTTAAAACGGATAAATATTATTCGATTTTAACATTACGATATTTTGAACGATTGTCTTTAGAAGACATCGCAGAGAGATTAGATATAAGTGTCATTACTGTGAAAAGAAATAAGAGCAGACTCATTAACGAGTTAAGTTTGATCATATTTCCGGAAGAAATTATGGAAAATTTTTAA